GCTCGTAGGCGGTGAACAGCAGGGCCTTGTATTTGCCGTCAGGGCCAAGCGCTTCGACCAGACGCGGCCCGCCCGGCTCGATCTCCAGTTTGCCGCGCCAGCTTTCGCCCATGGCCATCCAGTCAACCGGCGTGCGGCTGTAGGTGATGGTGACATGCAGGTCTTCCGCGATGTCCGTGAAGCCCTGCGAGCGCGCCCACTTCACGATGTCGTCACGGTTCTCGACTGCCCGGCTGACGTAGAGCGTCTTGGGCGCCCAGTCTTCCAGCATCCAGGCATCATTCACAGCACGGCGGGCGGGCAAGCCACTTCCAGACTGCCCGCCTGCACGCGAGATAGTCCGATCACCTCCTTCCGATCCGACCGGCACAATGCCCAGCTCGGTTTCGTCGCCATCAGGCAATTCTTCGCCCGCTTTTTCGGCTTCATCCAAAAGCGCCTTCAATCCTGGCCATCTTCCGGATTCCACCAGGCGGTTCTGGACGGTCTTGGCCATCGCGGTTTCTTGGACCATCGCTAGGCCCACGATCTTTTCAAGCGCTTGGGCTTCCTTCAGTTCGATGTCAGCCTCTTCCGTCTCGCTAAGCGTGCTGATTGGCGAGAACTTCCACGGCAGATCGGCGGCCACGCCGGCGGAGGGCAGTACTACCGCGTCCAGCCTATCCATGATGGGCCGCAGTTCCATGGTCTGCTTCGCTGCGATCATGGCGAGATAGTTGCGCTCATCACCGGCGCCAGTCGCGTTCATACCATCGGCAGACTTGCCGAGAAGGCGGGTCGCAGGGATATCTGCGGCACCTGCCACGATCGATAGATAGGTCTTGATGACATCGGGCATGCCGGCCCAATTGATCTGGCGCGTTTCCCACGTCTCACCTTCGCCGAGCGCCAGCATGCGCCACATGCTCTTGCCCTGCGCGGTGGTCTGGAGGGCCTGCATGAACTTGGCTTCACCGCCCGGCTGAGCGAGCGTTTCATACATGCCGGGCATGGTGAACACGTCCACCTTCGCCTCATCGATCAGGTTCGCGAAGCCCTGGGTCGCGGTGACAGCCTGCTTGATCGCATCATCAACCGTCTGGATGATGCTATCACCCCAATACTGATCCTCCCAAGAGGTCATGTAGAGGCCGGGCGCCGGCATGCCCTTGAACGCGATCACGCGCGAAGGGTGGACATCGACCTGCTTGCCGCTGCCGCCAAGGCGGAAATAGCGCGGCTCGCCAAACATCGGGGAAGCGGGGTCCGTTTCCATTTCGCCGACCGTGAGTTGATACCGCGAAAGGACCGCGAGCCATTCCACGAAGCCGGTATCGACATTGGCTGGCAGGGGCAGATCAGGGCGCCGATCGCGCGCGCCGATGAGGATTGCGCCGCCGCCAAGCCTGCCCAGCACCATCGCCTGCATGACCTTCGACCACAGGCCCAAGCGCTTCTCTTCGCGCTCGATGGCCGCAATCTGGTCATCTTCGGCGTCCCAGTCCCGGCCTGCTCGGGTCATGTCCTGACACGGAATGTCCACGATCTTCCGGCACAGCCAATTGCCACGATAGGCAGCCTCGATCTGCTGCGGGTTTTTGCGAAGAAAGGTCCATGTGTCATAGCTGGACCGGTCAACCGAAGTGCCCCGGCCAGACATGACGTTGGCCAGCGCGCCGTCCACGGTGAACGTTGACCGGATGGGCATGACATTGGATGGCGCGGGGATAACGTCCCGGCCGTCGAACACAAATCCCGCCTTCGGGGTCACATTGCGGATGCGGCCAGACATGGGCAAACGGTGCGGGTAGGGGCTGGCTATTGCTACGGACGCTAGAGGACATCGAAGCGCGTGCGGCGAAGCTCTTCGAGCGCGAACGCCATCACCACGGCGTCGGCAAGGTTGTGGGATGGGACACCGCGCGTCTTGAGCGATTTCTTGCTCTCGACCTTCATCCGGCCGTTCACGCTTTCGCGGCGCGGCTGTGATAGCTCGGCTTGCAGCTTATCACGCAAGGGTAGGCCTCGCGGAATGGATATGAGCTTTTCGGGGTCGTATGTGAGACCATTGCGGGCCTGCCAAGTGTTGCGGAACCGATCGCCCAGCAGGCCCCAACCCTGCGCCTTGAGATTGGCGAACATGTCGCCATGCGTCTTGCCTGGCTGGTATTCCCGGTCGGCCATTGCCGGGCTTTCCGATGCCGTCCATCCCTTGAACTGAATCGGGCGCTGGCCCTCATTCAGGCGACGGAACTCCCCAGGCACGGACGCGCCGACGCCGATGTCATCGATATTGAGGCTGTCCAATCCCTCCCTAAGCACGATCGGGTGCGCATAAGCGGCGGCTGCATTGGGGTTCTCGTCCTGCCATTCCTCCAGCCCAGACAGGACGCAGCCATGGCGCCAAGCTAGCGCGTTCGGATCGCTCGACTTTGGCGCGATGACATCGCCCTCGATCCCGCCCGATATGTCCATGCCGCCGATCTTGCCGCCGCCAGCAGGAAAATCCTGGATCTCCAAATGCGCATCGATAGCCGCCTCAATCCAGCGCGGCTTGATGATCGCCAGTGCGCTATCAGCCACCGGCTCCCCAAGATAGACATGGCGGTATAGCTCAGGGTCCGTCTGGCGCATCAACTCGGCATCGTCGGCCAGTTCCTGCGGGAAAAACGGGTTGTCGGTATAGTTGACCTTGAGGGTGATGCAGTAGGCTTTGCCGTGAAGCTCGGCGGGGTAAATCGGGCTGGTGACGAACGCCTGATAGATGAAATCAAGCGGGCTGGCAGGGTTGAAGCAGACATAGATTTCGGAGCCAGCCTTGCGCATGGTGGGCACCAGCGCATTCCAACTATCCTTTGTGATGCTCTCGCCCTCATCGATGAAGGCGGCGTCGAAGTTGGAGAACCCCTTGAGCTTCTGGTTCTGGAGGCGCTTGGACGATGCCCGGATGCCAGAAAACTTGAACACGCCTCCCGACGACGGGCAGGATATCTCGGTCTTGGTGATGTCGAAGAACCCGCCCAGGTTGCGACGGTCTATCTCCTCCACGATTTCCTGATAGCTGCTTTCCGCGATGGCCTCCATCAACTCGCGGAAGCACACCACGCGCCAGCCATAATACATCACGTTGTTGACGAGGATCGTGATAACCGTGCGCGTCTTCGAACTGCCGCGACCGCCCTCCGCCACCTTGAAGCGGGCCGGCTGCAGGAACGGCTCGAAGATCGCCGGAATGTCGCAATCAAAGATCGGCGCGTCAGCCGTTGCCAGCATCTTTTTTCACCAGAACATAGCGGGGTTCTTTGGGGGTCATTGAGCCGTCAGGGCTGGTATGCTCGACCTTATCGCGCAGGTGTCCGTATAGCTTGGCCAGGCCCATGGTAGCACTGACCGCAGCGGCGGGCGTCTCGCATTGGCGGGCGAAATCGCGATCCTCCTTGAGCATCTTGGCGATGTCATCGACGGTCATGTCGTGCCGTTCGGCGTGGTGGGCCTTCAATTCTCCGACCCTTACCGCAATCTTATCCTGGTCGAGCAGTTGCGAAGCCTTCACGTTGACCGTGGCGGCCTTCATCCGCGATGCATCATAGGCCTGCCGATACGCCTCTGACGCGTTTCCCAGCTCGACATATAGCTGGCAGAACTTCTCCTGCTTCGGAGTCATCCCTTCCGCCTCCCAGCCATATCGCCCTGCCGGGCCTTGCGCGCCACAGTCATGAACTGCTTGCGCTCCAGTTTCAGGTTCTCATCGCCGCCGGCCATCTCCTGCCATATGCGCTTGCGGTCGTTCCGCATGTTGTAGCATCGCTCAAGCTTGCGGTGGCCTCCTTCGCGGAAGGCTTCGGCAAACTCTGGCGGCACGGGCCACAACTTCTTCGATGATGGGCGTTTCCACTTCATACGTCGATCAAACCCCCGTTTGCCTTGGTCGCGATTTCCAGAAAATCGATGCGGGCCTGCTTTGGCGCGCGGTTCCATGCGTGCTGCATCGCCATGAGGGAGTGATATTCCCACTCCTCCGGGGTCAGCATATCATATCCCCCGATCTGGGCGCGCCGGCTGATCGTCTGCTTGCGCAGGTCATCATCGCTCCAGTGCTGGCGCTTGGCCTCTGTCAGCAGTTCGATCTGCTCCTGCACCGGCAACTCAGCGACATGGGCGTGATGCTCGACGGTCAGGCTGGTGTCGCGCAGATGCGCCGGGATCGCCGCAGCCTTGTGGATCAGCTTCAGCTTGGCCGGGCCGATGCCCAGATTATCTGCGAGGAAGTCGAAGCCAGCCTGATCCAGGTGCCCGGCGGCCTTGCCCTCGACCATCCAGTCAGCGATCGCCCAATCGACATCGCGGCGCTTGGCGGCGAGCGTGCGGCCACGATCGATCCATTCCTCGGCAGGCGTCACCGCCGCCTCAATCACAGCAACAGCGTTCATCCCATCACCTCCCTCAAATCCACCCCACACCCGGTAAGCACGCGCTCCATGCGCTCGACGCGGTGTTGCGTTGGCGATCGAGCGTATCGGCTGCCGT